GTGGCGGCCATCAGCCCCACCCGCCGCGCGTGCCGTAGTTCCACCCGCCGAGCCAGACGCTACGCGAGGGAGACCGCTTAGGGCCGTTGGTGTCGCCGGTGTCGGTGGTGTCGTAGGTGAGCGCGAGACGTTGCCACGCGGTTTCGTAGGCGGCCCGGTAGCGCATCGAGGTGTCAGCGTGCGCGGGGTTGGCGACGCGCGATCCCACGTCGGCGAAGCAAAGCGCGAGCGCGAGGTCTTGCACAACCTGGCGCAGCGACGATGGGCCGATGATGAGGTTCGGGCGGTTGCCGGCCTCAATCAGCCTGAGCTGGATCTGTGTCCACGCCTCGTCGATTTTGTCGGCGTAGCTCGACAGCGACGTGAGCGGGGCGGCGCCGGACGGGTCTAGCGCGCTCTCCACGCGGTAGAGGTCGGCTTCGGTGATCGGACAATAGAGGCGCGCACGGACAAGCGCGGCCTCGTTCTCGGGGCTGTGCGTCACGCCATCAGGCATCGCGAGCACCCAGCGAACGCGCCACCGGTCGCCAAGAGTGAGCGTAGTCGGCGGCGTCCACGGGTAGGTTGCAATCGACGACGCTACCGTGACAACCGCCGCATTTACGACGGCGGTACCCGACGAATCAAAGACCGAGACGGTACCGGAGCTAGGCGCGACAAGGGCGCCCGACCGGTACATCGGACACCGCAGCGTGCCGGCGATCCCGCGCTCGATCAGATCGGGCAGCGTGAACCGGGCGCTGTAGGTGTCCGGGCTCGTCACTTGCAGGCCACGACGCGGTAGGTGACGCCAACGGCCGCGGTGACGACGCAATTCGTCGAGGTCGCGGTGCCAAGCACAAGCGCCGGATCGCCGCCCGTGCCGAGCAGCATGATGTTCACCATGCTGGGCACGACGCCAAAACCGTGCGCGATGTTCTGCGCGTTGCCGGTGCCGGTCTGAATGCTGGAGGTGAACCACGATCCCGACACAAGCTTAGTCGCCGTCGATGCGTTGGCGGTCGTAGTGCCGCTGACGGTAAGGTCGCCAATAACGTCGATCGACCGGTGCTGCGTTCCTGGCATGATGCCCCCGTGTCAGCGATTGCGCTGATCTTCGCGTGCTTTTCGTTCCATCCCGGCATCCGTAAGGCGCCGGGCGTTGTCTTCAATTTTGCGAACGTGGTCGCGGTCCACGCCAGATCGGCGCAGCCCTTCGCTGTCTCTGCGGATTTGCTCTGCGGCCTTGGGGTCAATCACAGCGTGACCCCGTCGCCAACGGCAAGCGCCTGTACGTCGGCTTCGGCAAGCGCGGCTTCTACGACGGCAATAACTTCGGGCTTTGCGTTTTCGCGCTGGAGCTTGCCGAGCAAGCCATAAAGCGCGTCAGGCGTCGGCGGGCGAAGGTGCCCGCGCGCCACGAGGGTGTCCAGCCATGCGCCATACCCGTCGAGATCGGGCCGGCTTGCCGTCGTGCCGGGGATTAGGCGCTCCCATCGAAAGTGGTGATGAGCGCCGCCAGGAACCTCCGAGCGCACCAAGTATTCGGCGGTGATGTTGTCGAGGACCGACAAACCTTTTTCGCGAAAGGCGACAAGGGCGGCGGCCTTGCTGTGCAGGGTCGCGCCGTTGGTGCCGGGGTCGAGTGCCTTGCGGCGAAGGTCAGGCCGGATCTTGCCCTCAAAGACGTACCACCCGAGCTGCGGGTGTTGCGTAAGAACGAATGGCGCGGTCGGAATGCGCGTGCTGATGCTGGCAGGCTTTGCCGCCTCGGTTGAACCGAGGTTGACGCCGCCTGCCGTTGTCGGCGCGTTGCCCGCAGATTCCTTGAGCCTAGCCATGCATGCCCCTCAGATAGACGCTGTCAGGCGTCAGTGACGATCGCAACGCCGCGGAGATCCTGGCCTTCCGCAACGCCGTAGTAAAAATGCGAGACGTAGGCGGTGAGGTCGGTGCGGGCCGTGCGGTCGCGCTCAAAGAGAATGCGGCCAGCAATCGCAACCTGCTGCGTCGGATCCTCGACAAAAGGCGTACCGAACGCAGTCACGACCGCGCCGCGCGTAAACATGCCGCCGGCAAAGTCAGCGCCCGCATTAGCGGTAGGCACCCGGTTGCTGCTGAACAGGTCAACGCCAAGAAACTGGCCTTGAAAGCCAATGCCGCGCGCTTGAACCAGATCGGCAGTCGCCTGAAGGAACTGCACCGCGCCGCCGCTAGTCGTCGCCAACTCGGCCATCAGGTCGGCCATCTGCACGCTGGAGAGGATCGCGAGCGGAGTGGAGTCAAGGGCGTTGTTGACCGCGAGGGTCGCTTTAGCCGCAAGGAAATTAGCAACCGACAGATTGACGCCCGTACTGCCGACCGAAGACGAAAACCCCGACATAAGCGCCGTGATCATGTTTGTCATACGAGCGTTCATCGCGCCGAATGCGTCGTTTGCCCACGTCGGCGACGTCAGGAAACCGGGGTCCGTGATCTGCGCCAGGCCGGAAGTCTCGCGAGCAAGCGTCTGCCGGGCAACCGTGACCGTGGTCGAGGTGTCGGTGAGCGCCACGTTCGCGCTGTTGCCGGACTCGGCCGCGCTTGCGGCGGCGTCGTAGCCGTCCAGACCGATCTGCGGGATCTTGACGACGGTGCTCCCGGTGCCGCTCACGTCGCCAGCGTCAAACAGAGCAGGGTGGTTGCCGAGCCAGTTGCGATCGGCAAGCAGGAGCATAAACTGCGTGGACAGGGTCTCGGCAAGGCGAAGGTCGCCGAGCCCGGAGTAAAGAATCTCGCCAGCCATTTGATCACCCGTAGGGAAAGAGGTTCATCCTCGATCCGCTACGCTGGTGACGGGCGCGACCCGGTGGCGGTTGTCTTTTATCTGACGCTTGCGTACCCTAGCCGCTCGCGCCGGTCAAGTGCGGGCGGTATAGGCTTTGTAGATCGGGCCTTCGATAAACGCTTTTAGTCCCGCGTGGCCGCCTTTTTGCGCCTCTGCCCGCGCAGAAAGAAACGCCTGCTGCGTGACAACACCGGTGGTTTCCGTGGGGCGACCGGTCGCGCCTGCGTTGGCTGGCGGTAGTGTAGGCGCGAGCGCGGCGCCGGGCTTGAGGTAGCCGCGAAGGGCGACGGGCGCAGTCTCAGCCGTCATCGCGCCGAGCCATCCGGCAATCCCGTCTGCCGGCCGCGCCTCGGCTGGCACCATCCCGAACAGCGTCTTCGCGACGGCGAGCCCTTCGGCGTCCGTGATCCCGCGCTGCATGATTGCGCGCTCCGTGCCCCACTCCGCGGAAGCGGCGGCAAACCTCCCCTCCCACTCAGCGGCGGCGGCCTTGGCTGCGGCGGCTTCGGTCTTCGCGGCTTCAGTCGCTGCGGACAGCTCCGTCACCTTGGCGTTGACCTGGGCGAACCGGGAGTAGGGGACAGGTCCGGGTTGCGCATCGCCAGCCGGTGCCGGGGTGTTCTCGTCGCTCATGCAGACCCCACTGATTGGACCGGCTCGGCCGGCGTAAACCCTTTGCCAACGCTGCCCATGATCTCATCGGCGTCCGACGCCGACAACTGAAAGAACTTGATCAACATCGCAACGCCAGAGTCGCGAGGCAGCGCGCCGGATGCCACGCTAGTCACGATCTCGGCAGCGGCTTGCACTTGCGCGCCGTTGAGCGCGGTTGCGGCAAGCGGCGCGCCGTCGATTGGCGGTGCGACAGATTCTGCGTCCGGCGTTGCCGATTCCGGCGCGGCGGCGTCGTTGACGTCGGCAGGATCCTCAAGCATCGCCGGAGCCTCGCCAATAACTAGCAAGTCAGGCACCGCCGGATAAGCAAGCGTCCACCCGCTGCCGGTCAAACCAAGCATCCCAGCGACAATCGTGAAGAGCTGGAGATCGCCGCGCCGGATGCCCTCGGTGTAACCGCGCGCGGCGCGCACCTTGCCCTCACTGGACAAGACAAGCGCGTAAGCCGATCGCGGATCCCCTTCTTGGCGCTCAAAGTCAGACGCGGAAACGCCAAACTGTGACGCGACCTTGCGTTCGTACCGAATGATCGCCTCGAACATGTCAAGGAGATCGACCGATGTAACCCACGAATCAATCCGCCCACCCTGCGGAGATGGCGTGTCGCCGTTGTTCGCGGTACGAAAGCAAACGACCACGGACGGATCCACCTTGACCTCTTGGCGGTTGCCGTGCGGCCCGTCGACAGGCTCTGACGCTAGCTCCAGATCAATCGCCACCCGTTGCGGCCAAGATGCGTTTCGGAGCGCGTGCCCGTAAAATGTCCAGTGAACCGCGCTTCTCAGCGTGCCCTCCACCGCTTCGATGCGATCGGAGTAGCTCCACATCTGCGGCCACACGCGAGCGTGGTACATCGCGTAGGGCAGGACTGGCTCACCGTCGGTGACGTAGGGGTAGTTGGATCCTGAGTAGCTACCGCCGAGCGCCTTGGCTGTGATGTCGGTGCGTACCTGCCCGTCGAGGTGGACCTCGTAGCGCGGGTTGCCGGGGTTGCTCACGTCGAGCACGTCCCAGGTCCAGCACTCCACGCCATCGATGCAGCGGTGTCGAAGCTCCTCGATCCGCGTTGGCACGTCCGGCGCGTCAGGGTCGCCCGTCGCGATCACATAGTGCGGGTAGACCGGACGGAGCATGATTGATCCGTCCTTGCGCTGCGAGACGCGCACAAACATCTCGCGAATGCCGATCAGGTCGATCACGGCCGTCTGCATGATCGGCGCGTGGCCCGCCTTAACGAGCGCCTCGGTAAGCACATCAAGGGCTGCGGCATCCTCGGCGCCGACCTCGCGGCCGATCGTCACGCCGTCGTTGTAATGGATGCCAAGCTCGTTTGCGCAGCTCGCAAACACGTTGCTCGACAAATCGGGGGGGCCGTGCGCGTCGGAGCGAAGGTTGCCCATCGCCCGGATCTGGAGATCCTTTGCGTCGTGCTCCCACTGGCCGTGCAGGAGTCGCCAGCGGAGCGACTGCGCGCGCCAGCGGTTCGCGTCGGCCTCATTGGTGGGGATCGGGATTGAGTCGATCATGCGATCCTCAGTGTTGTCGTCTGCGTAGCACGCCGACGTTGACCGCGCGACCACGGGATCAGCCCGTAGCGCAACCCGTCGATCGCGTCTTTCCATTCGCTCGCGTCCGTGTAGTCCCACTTGTTCAAAGACTCGATCAAACGCTTGCATCTCGGGTGGACACCGAAGCGACCGGCCTCCACCATCCGGCGGTGCAGCCACGACACGCCGCGCGCCTTGTCTCCGCGGGGATCGATGCGTGCGCCGCGCTTGGCGCTCCAGATCCGGGGCCTCAAGCTTTCGCGGTTGGGTAAGCCAAGCTCGCGCGCTAGGGCGTCCTCGATGTCATAGTTGCCCTTGCTGCCGGTCGCCTTGTCGTAGGGCTTGTCACCGTAGACGTGATCGAGGTCGGACCACACAAAGCCATGCCGGCGCAGCATGGCGATCAGCGAGCGCGCATCCTCGCGAGCGGTTGTCTCGCCGCTGCTCACGTACTCGTCGAGCACGTAGACTGCCGGGTCTTCGCCGACCTCGTCAACCGCTGACAGGATCCCGACCTCGCGACCCGCGCCTGCACCGTGGTCGAGGCCCAGCGTGAGCTTCACGTCGTGACGCGGTGCGGCGCTGTGGACGTGTGGAGCCTGCCCACCGTCGCGGAATGCGCGGAACACTCGGCCTTCGACGCGGGTTTCCCACTCGCCATCGTTGACGATCGGATCCTCGTGGCCCATCGTCTCGGCGCGGATCCTCGCGATCCACTTGGCGTCGCAGATCGTGCCGTCGCGCAGGCGGTGCGGCTCGCGTGCGCCATCGGGGATCAGGTGCTGCGGCTCCAACCGAAAATGCAAGTCGGTGATTGTCCCGCGCTCGCACTCCGCGCGCAGCCAGTCCACCGGTGCGTTGATCGGCGTCAGCGTGAGCATGACCACGCCGTTGCGCGCCATGACCCGCTTCACGATCTCGCCGTAGAGGCGGCTCGACTTCGGCGGCTCGTCAAACATGGCGATGTCGATCGTGGCTCCGGCAAGGTCGAGGGCGTTCTGTTGCGTCGTTTTGACGCGGATAATTGACCCGTTAGAAAAACGCAGACACGGGCTGTGCGCACCAAAGCCGTTCACGTCGTCGTACCTGCTGCCTGGCCGCACGACGGTCATCGGCACCAGCTCCCAGAGCTTTTTCTGGATCGCGAGCGACTGTGACCAGCTTGCGCAGATGATCCAGGCCTCGATCGGAGCTTTGGGT